CTAAAGGCGTTAAGCGATGGTTTAGGTAATGACTCGGCTCTTGCTTTGTCAACGGGTGCTGCAACTATCACGGGTACTTTAACTACAACCGCCAAAACACTTGCGGAACGAGTGCAGGTCGGTACTGCTGCAAGCTTAAACGATGCAACGGGCGTAGGTAACACTTTGCAGTTTGCAAACTATTCACCGAGTGTTTTTGTCACGGGAAGTGCTGATAGTTACATCTACAAAAACTCAAGCGTATTTGGTAATCTTGCTGCACAATCTTTAGTATTTCAAACGAGGTCAGATACTACGGGTGGTGGGTTTGCTTTTGTTGCAGGTGGAACTCCTGCGGTAGTAGCAACTATCACGGGCGCAGGCAACGTAGGTATTGGCACGGCTACGCCTTCTACTTCTCTTGAGGTTGTAAAAAACGATGCGGTAACCAATGATTCTACGAATGCGCTTGATATAACTCATACAAGCTCGGGTACTACGGCAAACGGCTTTGGTGTTGGTTTAGGATTTTTTATAGAAAATAGTACTTATAGCACGTTAAACGAAGTTGGTAGAATTGAAGTTGTTGAAACAGACCAAACTACGCTCACGGATGCTATGGTCTTCTATACGAAAACTAATAACGTCCTTACTGAAAAAATCCGTATAATTCCAACAGGCGGTATAACCTTCAACGGGGACACCGCAGCAGCCAACGCCCTTGATGACTACGAAGAAGGCACTTTTACTCCGACTATTGCAGGAAGCACCACCGCAGGAACGGCTACCTATACAACACAAGTGGGAAGATACACTAAAATTGGAAGACAAGTTTCTTGCCAAATTGATTTAGGGTATAATAGCGGAACGGGAACGGGAGATTTAACAGTAACGGGCTTGCCTTTTGCTGATACAACTTCTGCTAATCCCGCAGCAACTATTGGCTATTTAGACGGAATCACGTTGACCGCACTTAACTATGCTATGGCCTACCTTGCAAGTACAACTACAAGAATTGACTTTGTACAAATACCCACAGGTGGAGGCGCATTGACATCTGTTGCCTACGATGCCGCAGGCCGAATTATCTTAAACGTAACTTATACCGCTTAATAAATAAACAAAATGATTCAAGAAGTAATCTACATCAGCGCATTCAACGTCAAATTAGACGGACAAATTGAAGTACGCAAAACAACTGACGTTACCAAAGACGGAGCCGTAATCGCTTCCTCTTATTGGCGCGTGGTGCTTGCAGTTAACGACCCTGCTGCCGATGAGGTATTGGGAGTTGATGGCTACTACCGCACCCTTGCCAACGATGCTTGGGCAATGATTCCAACGCCCGTAGTGGTTGAGGAAGCAGCAGCCGAGTAAATGGAACACCTACAACAACGGCTTGATGCATTAAAGCAGCAAGAGGCGAATCTACTAATGCAATTAGATGAGGTTCGTGTCTTGGTATCTGCATACGAGAACACCCTAAACAAAGATGACAAAGGAGTCGGCTGATAGCGTAATCACGTCTTGGTCTTTAACGGGAGCAGGACTTCTCGTAAGCTACGCCCATCAAGCGTTGGGTTTAGCCGTACTTGTAACCTCACTTGCGTACACTCTTTGGAAGTGGCGAAGGGACTACAAGCGGGACAAAGGTGCTAATTGAGCGCATCTTCGGTAACCCGAAGACTACTATACTTGGGCTGATAATCATCGGCCTTTGTTTTGTGCTTGTGTTTTACGAGAAGGCCACGCTCACGGAGGTTAGTGCGTTTATGATGGGTGCGTTTGCCCTTATGTTTTTGAAAGACCCTAAAGATGGCAAAGCAACAGGCGGTAAGCCAACGAATCAGTAAGAGCAAGAAGCGAGGCAAGCATTCCAAGAGTGCATCTGCCAACAAAGCGAGTAAGAACTACTCCAAGCCTTACAAAAGTCAAGGTCGTTAGATTGTGCATTAAGTGGCACTTTACCTGTTAATGTACGTTTTATTGTACATTATGACTACAAATTGTGCAATTAAATATACATTAAGCAATATGCAAAAAGTGCAAAGTGTAAACTCAAATGCGCATAATGTGTAAAATGTCCAACTTTTGATATTAAAAACGTGACCAAGAACTTTACCCTTGCAGAACTGACTGCTACAAAAACAGGGCTTCCTAACGCTTTACCCAAGCATTTAGAACCCAACCTCCGTGCGCTTGCAGAAAACGTCTTACAACCCACGAGAGATGCATTAGGTGCGGTGAAAGTAACGAGTGCATACCGCAGCCCTGCGGTGAATACCAAAGTAGGGGGAGCGAAGACATCGCAGCACGTTCAAGGCCAAGCAGCCGACCTCAAGTGCGAAGCAGGCAACGATGTTTTATTTTATTGGATTAAGGACAATTTAGACTTTGACCAACTCATTTGGGAATTTGGCAATGATACTGCGCCATCGTGGGTTCACGTTAGTTACTCAAGTAGCAAGAACCGAAAACAAATCCTAAAAGCAGTAAAGCACAATGGCAAAACCAAGTACCTCACCTTTTGATAACTGGCTCAATGAACTCGAAACTAAACCCCAACCGACTTGCAATGTGGACAATCCTGCTGACTGCGACTCTTGCGGTAGTTAGCAGTTGCGCTACTGTGAAACCAGTCCTAGAGAGTGTAGTTGTAAGGGACACGGTAATTGTCACGCAGACAAAGTACCTAACCGACACGCTCGAACTGTTCAAGGACACGACAATTTACCAAGACAAGGTACGTCTGCAGCTTCAGTACATAGACAGAAAGGTGTACGTTGAGGCAACCTGCTTGCCAGACACGATCAGAGTTACACAAACCAAGATTCTCACAAAGGAGAAGAAGCAGAGGGGATGGACTCTCGAAGGTGGTCTCACTATGCTTGCCATTGTTTTGGTCGCTGCGTACTTCGTAAAGAAGTGGATAGATAAACTCTTGGAGTAATTATACCCCTAGAGGGGCATTAGGCGCGTTCTGCGCGCGTTTATACCTAAAAGGGTATATGTGTATGCCTTGAGGTATTTGGATGCGTTAAAACGCAACTTCCTTTCTTTTTCTTTATTAAGTTTCTTTTTCTTTAAGTTGTTTGGTTAAGTTAAGAGTTGACTAACTATCAACTTGAGTTAACTTGAAAGTTGATTAAGTTAACTAATCAAGTAACTTAACTTGTAAAAAAAACAAAATAAAATTGACATAGCAAAGTCTTTATGCTAATTTATAATGATTATAAATAATGAATGATCATATTTTCATTTATTGGGATGATGTACCTTTGGCTAATGACCCCAAAGTACTACATCGGCAAGACATTGAAGATCGAAGCGAAGGATGTCGTGATGGACTTTCAGCCTGACAACTACAACTTGGGAACGGCTCTCACGTACCTAATGAGAGCAGGCAAGAAACCTCACAACCCTATCTGTGACGATATCCGAAAGGCTATTGCTCACCTTGAATTTGAACTTGAACGACAGAATGAGCAACGACCAACAAGCGAAGGAAGCCAAACAACAACAGCTAAGTATGCAGTACTATACTAACCCTGCCAAACGCAGAAAGATAGACTTCATCTTGGAGGAGTGCGCCACGCTGATGTCTAACTGCGACTCGGACTACCAATCTCGCCAACAGGCAAAGTACAAAGAACAGGAGCTACTCGGTGAGATCGCCAAGATAGACCTGCACTTCGCTATCCAATGCGGTTATCTGATACCCGACAATTGACCTACAAGATTGTCGTAGGTAAGGTTCCAAGCCTTAACGCCTTCTATGCATCAAAGCATTGGACTGCCCGTGTAAAGGCAAAGGAGTTGGTATCTAAAGAGGTGATGTCGCAGCTTGAGAAGTATGACTTGCAAGAGATAAAAGATGTCCAAATCTATTGCAAGGTCAACTACCGCTACGATATTGACAATGCCATTATGGCGGTGAAGTTTGCCCTTGACACATTCAAGACTTGGGGTGGAGTAAAGGACGATAGCCGCAAATATGTGCATTCCTTAAAGTTGGTACACGATACAACAATTCCCAAAGACACGGCAGAAATTACGTTCACGGGTTTGTTGGTATCAGAATAAGTTGTATATTTGCATAACTTAAAACCAATCAGTTATGACTTTATCTTTCAGTTCAGACGTTTACACCGAGATGGTGCAAGTGCAACAAGCACAAATCCAAGCACTACAAAACAAGATACAAGAGCTTGAAGCTCGTATTGAGGTTTTGCAGCAGCAATCAATTCTATTTATCTAAAACCAATCTATACTATGCCTAAAATTATTTCTATCACCCCCACCGGACAATGGCAGGATTTATTCAAGCTTGAAGTGCGCTTCGAGAATGGAGACTTCGGCACTGCCTTTGCTAAATCTCAGACACCTCCCTACGCAGTAGGCGAAGATGTTGAGTACAGCAAAAATGAAAAGGGTACGATCAAGATCCAACGTGCCAATGCTTTTGGCGCAACTACAGGTGGAGCTTATACACCATCAGCTCCTTCATTTGCGGCTAAGCAAGATGATCGCTCGGCTTCTATCATCCGACAGGTTGCTTTAAAGTCGGCGGTTGAATACGCTTGCGCCGCGCAACACGATGTAAACACCATCCTTGCCAATGCAGAGACCTTCAATGCTTGGATGACTGGTGCAAGTTCAGCTCCTGCCTCACACACGGAGCATTTCGCAAATCGCAACGACCCTTTCTGATTGGTTTTTAAATAGGTCGTCGCGTGAAGCCCCTCTACGGAGGGGTTTTTTTATGTCAATTATTTTGCTATATTTGTAAAACCAATTAGAAACAATGATACATCCTGATCTTCTGAGTAACGAATCATCGTTACCATATTTACAACGCGCACTCAAAGGCAAATACTATGACACTGGCAAGCTCGGTGTTTATGAAGTAGATGAATGGCTGAGGTTAAAAGATGGTGAATTTGTCGTAGTGGTCGGCCACGCCAACGTGGGCAAGACACATACGCTGCTTTACCTTATGCTGCTTCAGTCGTATAACTTCGGCAAGAAGTGGTTGATCTACTCCGCAGAGAACGAAGTACCAAGTCTGAAGAGAAAGCTCATTGAGTTCTTGGTGTGCAAACCTATCCAAGGGATTGACGAAGGGATGATGTTCCGCAAGCTTGACTTCATAAACGAGTACTTTCAATTTATAGACGGCAACAGGCTATTCACCGCATTTGAACTTCTTGAGATAATGAACTCAATTAAGAACGAATGGAATTACACCGGTGCTCTTATTGATCCGTATAACTCTTTATCTACTGATCAAAAGAAATTAGGTAAAACAGGAATGCACGAATACCACTACGAGGTAGCCTCAGCGCTTCGGGTATTTGCCCACAAAAACAACGTTACCACAATTGTAAATGCTCACCCTGTAACTGAGGCGATGCGTAAAACATTTTACAAAGGCCATAAGTATGAAGGCATGGCTATGCCTCCAAATACCTCAGATATTGAAGGAGGCGGTAAGTGGGGTAATAGATCAGACTGCGTGATCGTTATACATCGTTTTGCCGCGCACGAAACTGATTGGATTTACACGCACATTCACGTTCGTAAGGTTAAAGAGATGGAAAGTGGCGGCCGCATAACTCCTCTTGAAACTCCCTTAATCTTACAAAGCCTATTAGGTAATGTTGGTTTTATGATAAATGGTCGTAACTTGCTGTTAATTAAAACAGATGAAACCCCTGCGACTGATGTACCCTTCTGACGATAGCCACGACCTTTACATTCGCGAGAAGCAGTTGATGCTTGCAGGTACTGCGATGTGGCTTGCCAAGCAAGCGGCAGACAA